CTTACATTTAGTTACTCCGTCATCGCCTTCGAAAAAGCCAACAACATCTTTATCAAGGTCATTACCCCGCTGTTCTAAATTAAAATACGTAATCAGCAGGTTCATCAAACCATTACCACATGAGGTATTCATTTCTCCAGACATCCTCTTTGCCAAGAGTTTAATGGTGAAATTTTTAAAGTCAATTGTATTGAGAGATCGCATCTTAGCTATTAAATCATTATATTTCTTTTTATCTGGATGCTTCTCTAATGAGAACATATAAACCCAATGTTCTATTGACATTAATTCTTCTACAAAAGTTGCTTCATAACAACTAAAATCGGTGCAAAACAAATTGTCATATTCACCCATTTGTTCTACAATCCATTCGGGTCTCAATTCGACAGGAATCTTCTTAATAAAATACTTTGTGTCAAATAACCTGTCTCCGAACTTCTGAAAAAACGGACCCACCATAACTTTATAATCATCGCTTCTGCTATATATTCCTCTTAAATGCTTATAATTTTCGTATGGTTCGTCTTTAATGAAGGCTTTGATCTGGTTAGATGGTTCCCTTCCTTCAAATAATTCTTTATGTACTTCTTTCAACTCGTCCTTGCGATAGGCCTCATACGGAGCGTTTTCTATCCACTCCTCGAAATCAAACGTTTCAGTGTCATCAAACTGCAAAGAAGATAAATTCTTCTTACAAAATCTTTTAACAAATCGCTTAAAAGCTCTCAGTTTGGCTCGATTGATTCGGGGCATGTTGGCTCCAACCCTTTTTGATACTTGTGTTAACTGTGACGGACCGTGCCTTAAATCGGGCACTGGCATAGTTGCACCAACTATGTGTGGTCCCAGAGAAACCCTAACTGGTTTCCTGAAATCGTCATGGAAATCTTTTCTTATATTCGTAACACGCATTGTAGCATCTGGTGCTGGCGGAGTTGGCAATCCAACCTCAGCTGGACGGTATCCATATTGTACTTTTAAATTGAGACCTTCGTCCGAAAACCCTGCGTTCCCGAACCGAAGCTGCACCACATTGAGCGGTGTCTCACTAAATTCAAAACTTCTGCAGTATCCAATCGCAAGTCATGACTGTCTATCTGCTCTAAATTATACGGTATATTAACATTATTACTACAACTAACTATACTCAAAATTGTAGAATAGGCTAAGTTGGCCTCTCTATTGTAACACATTATTTTTGGTCCAAAAACTTCATGGAATAAATCTTCGGAGTAATACAACTCTGTCTCTTTTACTTGATACTCTAAAACATTATCTAAACAGAAAGGTCTACGTCTGGCGGTACTGGCAATCAGCTCAAGAGCGAGATTATAATAACCAACGAAAGGCATGCGCCTCACGTTAAGTGTCTTCACTCTAGTTTTAGTAATTTTAGTTGGGGTTTTGGTCACTTTACCACCGGTGTTCGTATGTGGACGAATGTCC